TTGCGCTTCTTAACAGCCCTCCATGTTTGACACGCGCGTAACATGGTCCACAAGGTCGCCGCGAAGTTGGCAACAGCTACTGATGCCGCTGTGATCAGCATGGCGCGCTCGGCCCATGTCATTTGACAGCTGCAGACTTGGTGCGGCATTCCCGAATCTTTTCTCTAAGATGCTTATAGTCGCCGATAAATAGCCGCAACGCAGATTCTTTTGGCAGCGCATTCAATTCAGCGAGCGCGCGATCTTGCGTATCTTTATCGTATTCGTTGATGCGCAGGCAAACAAACTTGACGACAACAACATCTTCAAAACTTTCCGGTTCGCAGGCTGTCAGCAACAGCATCATCGGAAGGACGAGCAACGCTTTCAACCGCATCTTGGATCTCCACAGTCTCAGCGTTGACCTTTGCCGCAGTGCGTGACGCGCCGGCCCCCCGCAGCGCGTTGTTGGACTGGTATGTGTTCCAGCCGTCCAGTATCAGCTTCGCGATGGCGCCGAGTACCAGCCCGACACCTTGGGACGCGAACCATGATCCAATCGCGGTCAGCATCAGGCCGCCGGAGAAGGCGTTGCCGGATTAGCGACATCAATGGCGACCGCTTGAGCCTGAGCTACCGCCGGCTGCTTCGGAAGCAGGTCAACGATCATGCCTTGGATCTTCGCCGGGGTCAGACCAAAGAACGCCAGTGCGCCGGGGATGGCCGCAAGCGCGGTATTCGCCGCTGCCGCGAGCGCTTCGTTCTTGACCTCGACCTTGACGCCTTCCAGCTTGACAGCGCCCATAGCGACCAGTCCGGACGCTTGACGTTGCAGGAAGGCAGTCAGAGCCTCCCGGTGCCGGGCCTCGATGTCGATGTTGAACTTGTTCTTGACGATCACCAGAACCCAGCCGACCAGCGCCGCGATGGCCGCGGTGAGGGTTGCATTGATGATTTCCTGGATGCTGCCGTTTAGTGCCTGACCGATGTTGATCTCGGCGGCAAAGGCGAACGGCGCGTAAAGCACAGCGAGCGCGGCAACAGCCACGGCAATAAAGAGTTTCATAGTATCTCCGATTTTTGATTACGTGATGCCGTCACGCGGCGGATTTGTCAGAGGCGCGCGGCCTGCACGTGCATCCAATCGAAATTCCTTGTGCGGCCGAGCGATACCCATCCCTCAGCCTCCCATGCCTTCCAAAAGGCTTCGCAGTCCCTCTCTGCAAGCCGAGCCTTATCCCGTCCCCACTTCAGTTGATTGCGGTTCGGATCGAAGTCGATCGCGCAGGCAAATGCGTGCATTGAAAGCTGCGTACCGCCGCGCATCACGCGGTTGTTGTAGCAGCCGCCGAAGATCGACAGCCCAAGCGCCTTGCGGTCATTAGCGCTGTACTCACTCGCAATCCTGGTGAGCGCGCGAAAGGCACTATCCGCGCATTTCTTGTTGATGGTCATGCGCTTTACCGGCTTGCCGTCGTAGGTCATTTCGTAGGGCAAGGTGAGAAGGGTCTGATTGGTGCCCGGCGCGCCGTAAAAGCGTCGGCACTCGGCTTGGGTTGGCCAAGTCGGCATAGAATTCTCCAATGTTTTGAATCTCTTACTCAACCGAGGATATGCCCGCCGACATGCGGACGATCTGCCGTTGATCCCGCCTCGGTTGCAGTGCTAGGCTTTACGTGGAGGGACAACAGATGGAACAATTCGCCGAATACGCCTTGGGCGCCGGACTCGTCATCATCACGCTGTACATGCTGGTTCGGGTCGCTTTGGCTTATCTCTTCCCGAAGGACACGTGAGCATCCGACTGCTAGCGTATTCTTCGCGCCCTAAGGGTGCCGTTTGCGGAATATGTCGAGACGGTGAAGGTCGCACGAACTACGCCATAATAAGTGGTTGTTGAGGAAACGTTGACCCTGAACGGCCCCACGGTCATGGTTTGATACAGATCGACGAGACCGGCAGACCGCCATTGCGCAAACTGAAGCGGCGTAATTCCGGGCAACGTCGCAGATACGGTGTTGATGCCGATCTGTAGATCGGTCGTGTTCGTCGCCCCGGCGCCGCTGAAGAGAACCGACAGGTAAAGATCCCAGTCACCGGCCGTTATGGAAAGACTACAAGCATTCGCTGGTGTTGCTGTGGTGAGGCCGGAAGCCCCGCCAGGGTTGATGAGGAATTCGCCTTCGCTCCCCGCGGGGGCGTCTCCCACGGCAGTCGTCCCAATGATATTTGGAGTCGTAATCGTTGGGCTGGTCGCGAATACAGCCCCGCCAGTGCCCGTCTCGTCAGTCAATGCAGTTCGGAGGTTGGCACTCGATGGCGTTGCAAGGAACGTCGCAACACCCGTTCCGAGCCCGCTGATGCCAGTCGCTACCGGAAGTCCTGTCGCGTTCGTCAGCGTTCCCGATGCCGGCGTTCCAAGTGCCGGGGTAACAAACGAGCCGCCGGTGAGTGTCTTTCCGGTAAGTGTAATCGCAGAGGGCAGCGAAAGCGTCGGGTTGCCCGAAACGCCATCGCCGTTCGTGACTGTTATTTCAGCCGCCGTCCCGGTTAGCGTTCGTGCGGAGCCCGTCCCCGAAGCCGTACGGGACCATATACCGTTGGTCGAGTTGCTCGCGAGCGCTTGCAGATCGGTATCGTATGCCTGAACGTTTACGCCAATCGTAACCGCCGCCTGTGCCGCAGCCGTCGCGATATCCGAAATCTCCGTCTCATCCATGTCGAACGTGTAGATGCCGTTCGCCTTGGTGATGGTGACGCCGGTTCCGCCAACCAACTGCGCCGGAATGCGCGTGGCGACCCTGAGCTTGAGGGTATTCCGTGAGATCTTCAGGCGATAGGCTTGGCTCACGATACAGGCCCGCCTTCCACGATCGGAACGGTACAGGACAGGATTTGCGTCACTACGTCGTCTATCGTCACCCGCAGGAACACGTCATAGGTGCCGGCGCATAGCGTTGCCATGTCGGTAGGCGTAAATGCCCACTGGAACGTCGTCGTGGTCGGTAGCGTGATTTTTCCGTTATCTGTCGATGCTGTCAGAGTTGCGGAAGTCGGGTCGTTTTGCTTGCAAACGAACAGCACAAACGTGGCGCCGGTCAGCGTGACTTCTTCTCCATCGTCGTCAATCAAAGGACTGACTGCGATCCAGTCTTCCTTGTTCGAAACAGCGGCTAGCGAGCCCGTGTACATGTCAGGCCCTCACAATTTTATATAGATGGTTGCGAGCTTCATCGGCGAAGCGATAGCAAATGGTGCACTCGTTCCGCCCTGAGGCGTGCCGGTAAACGTTGGCTGGGTAGCCGTCGTATCGACCGCTGTCGAAAGTCCAGTGCCACCACTGATGTTGATGAGAACCGTCTGCCCGCCACCGGTTTGAGCGTTGCCGAAAGTGACCGAGAAGTCTGCATCGCCGTCTGTATTCGTGCCGGCCGGCGTGTATGGCGGCAGGTTCAGGCTATCTAATGCCTTGCTCTCAGCGCCGCCTCCAGCACCAAGAACCGTTGCTGCCGTTCCGAAATAAGTTGCCGTCAATATTCCGGCAGCACTGGCGCCCATGTCGTCGAGACCAGCCAAGGCCCGTCCGCGCCAGTCCGGCAAAGCAATGGTCTTGTTGGCCGCCCAATCCGCGGCGGCAGATGCACCTCGCCCGGTCGATACCGTTAGATTGGCGTCTTCCCCCCACAGATATTCAAATAGCGTCTGGCAATCCGAGTTAGACCTTTCGGAGGCTCCAGACGAAGCCGAGCCAATTGTTCTCCCGTTTGCCCTCACCCACCCGCTGTGCGCCCCTGTGCCGTAACGCACCTTGAGATCGCCGACTTGCAAAACCGTCGTGGCGTCTACCGATGGCGGCGTGCCCGTCCCCGATGACGCTCCGATCACCAGGAGATTGTCCGCGGCTATTTGCGTTACACCGAACGCATCCGTCAGCCGGATCTTTATCTGTCCATCGGCAAGATAGAACGACGGAACGCGCCCGGCGGCGTCAAGCTCAATCGGGTTTGGGTATGGGATTGTGAGGGATGTGTCTTGATATGCTGATTGCGGCGTAGAGGTTCCGGCAGCAAAAAAGTAGAGAAAGCCGCCATTAAGAGGCTCTCCCAATTCATCGAATTGCTGAGAGAGGGAAAGGCTGATAGAACCTGCCATATGGATCTTTCACGAAAAAACCCGCCAGTTAGGGCGGGTCTGCTGATTTATTGCGTTGCGGTATTTCTATTCGGCGCTTGGCCGTGGACTTTGATCTTGCTGCTCTTCGGCGCGGGTCGTCTGCATTCCGCTCAGAAGCTCAGCCGGGGAGACGTTGAACCCCGCACCTCGTAGGTTGGTCGCGAAGTTGCGGGCGGCCAAGAGCGCTCCAGCAACAGCCTGCGGCGTTCGGTTGGCCTGCAGATTAGCCGCGGCCTGATTGTATTTCGCGGCCGAGCTTGCCAACGGTGCCCGCGAGCGGATCGCCTCAGAAAGCTTTTCGGCCTGCCGGATAGTCAGCTTGTTGCCGAGCGCCTTGAGCGCAAAACCCGCGACCGGAGCCAGCGCCCCCAGCGGGCCTGCGGCGACGCTGCCAGCGAACCCGGCCGCTACGCTACCCATGCCGCCACCGCCTCCCAGAGCGTTGCCGGCGGCCCGCATAACGTTCTGGCCGCGCGTTCCTTCGGCAATGCTTTTTGCCGTTTCGATTTCCTCTGGCCTTAATCCGCGCTGCTGCTTTGGATTGATCGCTACATCAGCCATCCGTTGCCGGATGGTGTTGGCGACATTCATTCCGGAATTAGCCGCAGCCGCCCGCGTTTCAGCGGCGACAAGTTTCTCGTCAATCTTCTCCGACTGCTTTGCCGCGGAATAGTTTCCGCGAGCAGTCTCCAGTTTGGACGCCGCAGCCGATACATCGCCGGCAATCACCTCTCCGGCCGGGATCGACGGAATGAAATTGTCCAATCGCTCGATCGCCATGCTCGCAGCGGCCTTTTCTGCCGGCTCGATAGAACCTGCGGCCTTGCCGAGCATCTTGCGCAGGCTATTGAAATTATCGCCTGTCACCGTAGCTCCTGCGGGGATCTCGTCCAGCTTGCTTAGGATGCCGAAAGTCTTCGGCGCCACGTTCTCGTCGAATCCCTGATTGTTGAGATCTGCCCTTGCCGTGCTTCCGTAGTTCTTGATCGTGTCAGGCTTGACGACAAGGCCCTTTACCTCGGGACTGTCGTAATCGGCCTTGGCGGCTGTCTTCAGCTCCTGGATGCTTGGAGCAGAAACCTTCGGCGCGCGTACCTTGCCGGGCGCAACAGCAGTCATTGCAAGGTCAACGTCGCCCTTGGCTGTCTCATAATCCTTCTGCCGGTCCCGCTTTGCCGCAAGATCAGGCGCTATCAACTCGCCAGCCGCGTTAGTGGCACTCTCCAGACCGTGACCAAGCACTGACCGAGCAGCGCCGGTGACGGGAGACATGATCAACTGCGGAACACCAAGAACGGCCTTTCCGGTAGTAACTAGGCCCTCGATCGGCCCCTGCCCACCACGGTTGGCAATGCCCTTGATGTTCGTCATGGCCTCGCCAGCAGCTCCCGCGATCTCCTTTGGAATATCGGTGATAGCGTCGCTTAGCGCAGGCTTCCTTGGTGCAAACTCGCCTTCAGCCGGGAAACGATCATCAAATGTCGGGCCGCCCTGCGGTTTCTCGGCCGGAATTAGATCATCAAAGGACAGGTCAACGGGCGGCTTGGCGCGGGCGCTGATATCGGTTGAAGGCTTCTGCCCCATCGCCTTGTTGAACTTGGCACCGTAGCTCGCAACGGTTGTTCCAAGCACATCCTTGGCGTTCGGATTGTTCATGCCCTTCTCGCCGGCAAACCATGCCTTGGCCGCACCTTCCGGGCCGTACTTCTCTGTATATTGGCCGAATTTACCCTGAAATATCTTGTCCTGGATTTCCGGGTTCGAAATAAACTCCTGCGGCGTGATCCTGCGGCCCAGCACTTCCTCCGACCATGGCCCGACGTTCGCGCTCATGACCTGATACTTGCCGAGCGCGCGATCGCCGGTTCTGGTCGCTGGACCAATAGCCTTATAGTTCCCGCCGCTCTCGATCGACGATATAGCGCGGCCGTAGTCCTGCTGCGGGATAAGGTCATCGAACGAGAGTTCAGCCATCAAAGACCATCCGGTTTGATACCGGCCTCGACGAGGCGCTTGATTACAGCCTCACGAGGGGCACCGCGGGCGATGGCGTCTCGGGCCTTCTGCAGCGGATCACCGGCGGCAGCATCAGCCGCACCCTGCGGCTTGTAGTAATTTCCGCTGCGAAGCTCTTCAATGCGCCTAGATTTGATGCCCTTCTGCTTTTCAGCCAGCTTGATCATGCGGTCGATCATGTCGCCGCGGATTTTGGGCGGAACACTCGGGTCGGCCATCATCGCTTCGAACTTCTTGAGTTCGAAATCGGTCGTGGCGCCCTTCAAGGTATCCGCCATCGTCTTGATGGCCTCCCCGGACATGACTTGGCCCCACTCTCGGGTAGCCATCGCCGCGTCCTTGTCGATGATCGCGCCAACTCCAGGCAAGCCAGATGTGCCGATATTCCCTCGAATTCCAGCCGAATAGCCGGTGAACGTCTTGTTGTTCAGATCCTTCGCGATCTTGAGCGCGTCAATGGTGGCATCAACGTTGGGAAGCTCGTCCTCTGCCGTGTTGATGGTCTTTTTGTCAGCGGCAGAAATCGGCGTGTCCGTCTTCGGAAACAGTGTCTTGCGGCCCTCGGGCGAGGTCGGGTCAATCCCGGCCGCCCGAACGGCCCGAACGTTTTCAGGCTCTTCCCTTCGGTTGAAATTGCGTTCTTGAAGCCCGAAAGATCGATCGGCATTACTTTGCGACCGAACGGCCTCCTGCTGCCGGAACTTGCGATCCTCGATCTGCCCGGCCAGTTGCGAAATCCGCGCCGCGCCCTCGACATCTCCAGCCTTGGTCAGCCCAAGAATAGCCTTGCCGAAATCCACCGTTCCGTCGGGGTTGTTGATATCGGCGAACGCCTGCTTCCGCGCAGCTTCCTTGCGCTGTTTGGCGATCGTGTCGCCGAGGCCCGATAGCATATTGTAGAAATCGACCTGGCCGTCAGCCATTAAAAGCCTCCGAACGCCTGTGTCGCGAGTTTCGCCCCACCCATCAAGGCGCTCCAGAAGTTCTTGCTGGAGTTCTCAGCCGCCATCGTGGCTTCGGCGTTGGCGTTCCCGATTCCGGTTTCGGTGCCGTAACCATACTTGGCCTTCTCCGAGCCGATATTACCGGCAAGACCGGCTTGCGAGCTGTACAAGCCGCCCTGCCCCGCCGCCGCAGTTGTCGCCACCCCGGCATTGCCCGACAGCGAGGAAAGGAAATCCTTGTACTTGGTCGAGTCGTAATCGCTGGCGAACTTGATGGTATCGGCCGAGGTGTTGCCGCCGCCGAGTTGACCCCTTGCCGCAGCGCGCCGCTCCAGGTCGTCGATCCCCATATCACGCCCGGCAGAATAGCCCGGCAATGACCTGTAGAGGTCACCCGCGCGTCCAATTCCTTCCGCTCCATTGACGCCCGTCGCGTCCAGAAACGTGTCGTAGCCCTTGCTACCCTTGGCGTAGAGGTCGGAGAACGGCACGCGGGCCTTATCGTAAAGCCCGGACGCGGTTGCATATCCGGTATCGAGTGCACCATAAGCCTTGTCCTCGCCGGCCCGGAGCCCGGCTGTCTTCTGGCGCGCGGCCTCTTCCTCGTTGTCGGAGTTAAACGGGTCGGTCAGGAGGTCAAAAATGCCCATTAATTCGCTCCAAATTCCCAGAGGCCGGTTGTCGCATTGTAAAGCGGGGTTTCCCCGTTGGCCGGCGCGTCCGTCACGCTTACCTGTTGCCCAAGGCTGCGGCTCTCAAGGTTCTTGAGGTAATCGAAGAAGATTTCAGTCGGCTTGCCGTTGGCGTCTATCCATTGCAGATCGCGAGGAGGAATCTGCTTTCTCATGCGTTTGCCCTCGGGTCGTCACTTTGCGTGGCGAACAGAAAACCGGCATAGACCTCATCGGAGATGTCCATCCGCCAGCGGCGCCCTAGCCATGAGGTTCGGCCAGTCTCCGCAACCAGTGAGATCAATGCAATCGGAACGCTTTGCTTCCCGAGCTTTCGCTGTGCCGGGATCGACCATGTGAGCCCTCCGTCGTCCGACCACGAAATCTCGACAGTTGGGTCGGTCTGATCCGGCTGCGCACCGCTGGCCTGTCCAACTCCCGTGCTGAAATTGAAATCCGCCCGCCCAACGACAGTCCCATAGGGAAAATCCATCACGGGTCCGCTCTCGATACGAGCGCGTAGCGGGCTGTCCACCTCATCGAACGCGGAACTGAGGATTTGCTGCACGTTTCCAGTATCGGTATCGCCGCAAAGCCATTTTCCAAAAGCGTAGATCGTCTGCGTGATCCGGCTTCGAACTGCGAGATAGCTGTCCCGCTCGTGCCATTTCTCGGTGTTGAGGTCGAATACCCATGTCCATGTTTCGCTGGAAAGCTGGATCAGGGGATGGCCGCGGGAGATATAGGAACACATCTCCAGCTCGGTCTTGTCGCTCACGGCCTCAATCAGTGCATCCAGGTCAGGCGGCGAAATCTTGACCGGCTCCGACCCTGCATATTTAACGACCGTGTTATCGTCAGCCACCCAGACCGGGACTTTCGAGAAGCTGTCCTCGAACCCGCTCACGCAATACGGCCCGGCAATTCCGCGGGGAATGACGAAGTTGCGGGCGAACGGGAACGGCGATGTTCCGGCGTTAGTCCAGACCTCCGTGGTTTCCGGCCCGAACAGCATCAGCTTATCACCCCACGCCACGCATCGGGTCAGCCCGTCGGGCTTGGCCTCGGCCTTGCCGAATGACAGCGCGTTGACCGATGTCGAGTTCAGGTCCGTAGCAAACGCACGCCCATCGCCCGTGGTGAACACCCCGTAACCGTCGATAACGCATGTCGAGTTGACGGCCGGAAGATCGGCGTCCGGCCATGCGTTCGTGACCGTCGTTGGCGTAAATACCGCGATATCGCCGTCGGGCGAGACGAACCACTTGTCCGGGGTAGCGTTGTTGTTGTGGGCGAAAAAGCCCTTGCTGGTTCCAGTCATGTTGCCGACGTTGACCGAAGCTCCGCCGACCGATGTCAGCTTTTCCAGCTTACCGCTCATGCCGATGTAGAGAACGCCACCAACTTCGATGAAGCCGCGGCATCCGCTCTGTGTCGTGGTTCCGAAATTCACCAATCCCGGCGCACGGCGAATGACGAACTTGTTCGGTGCGGTCGCCCCAAGCGCTTCCGCATAGCAGTTTTTCAGCCGTCCAGCGCTCTCCTGGAACTTCGATCCGGGAGCCGTTGAAGTCGGTATTGGGATAGGCTTTTTCATCCGGTGGTGTAGTTGAACCGCGAGCGACCTGCTGTAGGAATGCCGGCGTCCGTCTTGAGGAATTTTCGGGTGGAGGCGGGGCGGGTCAGCGTCCGAAGATCCTGCTCGGCCTCGATCGCCAGAGCTTTCAGCTTGGTATCGGCCGGTAGGTTGAACTTTGCCGCGGCGGCATTGGCGAGATAGGCTCCCAAAGCGAGGAAGGCCGAGGACTCGATCGCACCATCGACGGGGCCAATTTCTCCGGGATCATCTACGTAATAGATGCCGAGTTCAGCCAGTCGCTCGACGACTGGATCAAAGATCGCATCCACCTTGTTCATGACGGTGGATGACGGAGCTTGACCGGGCACGATGATGCCGAGCTGGTCCAGCGCTTCAATGATCAGTTCCTGCCGGGTTTTGGTGGTCATGCCGCTTCCTCGGCAGCCTTCAGGGCTGCAACCATCCTCTGACGGGTTTCGGCATAGGTAACTTTATGGGATTCAATTGTTGCGATATCCCAGCCGCGCGCCTTCAAATAGGCGACGGTTGCAGCGTCAATCTGCTTCTCAGTCATGATACCGCCTTGTGAATATCCGGCGTTGCCGCGATGACGTCGATGTCAGGACTGGCGATGAACGCCGCCAGAAGCCCGCCGGACCTGTCCTTGAGGCATGACGCCTGCCGGATCAGATCGCCTAGAAACTCGGTCTGCATCATCATGTCCGGAGTAGTCAGAAACTCTTTCCCGTTGCACGAGACTTGCATCAGATTTCCGATCCCTCGATTGCCATAAGCGTGCGTGGTTTCACCGAATGACCCCTCGCAGCCATAGAACGAAATCTCCTGGTAGCCAGCCTCAACCGCGATAGCCGGCGCCGAAGTGGCGGTAGTTGCCCCGTGCGCAACCGGTTTTACCGCGCTGATATCGGCCCCCACCAAGGCATCGAACGTGTTGGGATGGCACCACGTAGCGAGAACGGCGCGGGTAGCTCCCCAGCCATAGGCTGCGGTCTGTGGCAGTGGATCGATCGAAAAGAAAGCCGCGTCTATGCCATGCCTGAGACACCAGTTGAATGCCCCGTTGATGGCCCAGATTTCACCATCGAAAGTGGATAGCTCCTCGACCATGGCGGCGACGGATGGACCGCCACCGACCACAGCAAGACGAGACGTGGCGGCCGGCTCCATTTTCGGGAAGCCAAGCCGCCACGCATATTCTTCGTTTCGCGCCAGATCAGATGCAGGAACGCAGCCGATTGACGTGAATTCTATCTTCACGTGGCCATCAGGCCCTTTTCCTTGAGCAGGGCGATGATCTCCTGAATGGCCGTCTTGGCCGTTCCGATCGTCGCCGCAGTCGCGAGTGTAAGGGCTGCCCGCTGGTCGGACGGCGCCTTGCCGTGGAAGCCAACCAGATCGGTTGCACTCTGGCCGAGTCGAGTACCGTCCGGGCCGCCGTCAGAGAGTTCTTTCAAAGCCATGTCAGTTCTCCTTTTCTGGGATTAGATGTCGGCCGCGAGCGAAGCACGGACGGCCTGACGGCTATCGAGCAGATCGACGCCGTACAGGACATCGAGGCGCCATGAGCTGTCGTCGTTGGTGCCGTTGTAGTAAGGGATCACACGAACCGAGCATCCCTTGTACGAACGACGGCCGACATCGACGGCGCCTGGCGGCTTGATCATGGGAACCATGGTCAGGGCGAACGCTTCCTTGCGGAAGAACAGGCTCTCCGCATAAGAAGTGGACGCCACGCCACGCCACGTCACGGTGTTGTCGTTGATGTCAGTACCGGCCCCGAGGTGACAGGTCTTCTGTGACCCGCTGAGGATGATGGGCGGCCAGATCAGGATATCTCCTTCGCTGCCTACCGCCGTAAAGTCCGACATCACGACAAACTGCTTGAGGTGAGCCAGCGGCGCCTTGCTGACCGGGTTGACATCGTACACGTCCGAGATCGTGAACGTGTCGCCAGTTTTCACTGTGGAAGTCGCCGCCGCGAAGCCATCCATGTGGATGGTGATCGTGGTAGAATCCTTCACGGAGGCCCAGGTGAACGTGCCGTCAACGATCGGAAGATCGATCAGGTCCGTTCCGGTTCGGTCACCAGTGGTATGGGTCGGCGTGTTCTGCGACATGTAGGTATCGACGCCACCGATCATGCCGAGCTTGGCAGTTTCGTACGCACTCTTGGCAAGGCCCTGCATGTAGAGCGCGGTCTGGGAACCAACCAGATCCCAGTGGTCGTCAGGCGACAGCACCGCAGAGCGGCCGTCAGACGGGAGCGCCATCTTGTCCATCAGCCTCGGCGCCAGACCGAAGTCGGCGAACGAGTTCATGCCTCCGGACGGGATCGTAACCTGCTGCGGAACGTACTTGTAGAGCGTCATCACCTCGCGGTCGATCTGGTTGCAGAGCTGGATCATCGCCGGCTTGATGACGCGCTCGGAAAGATCACCGATTTGCAAGGTCAGGTCCGCAGACGTGAACTTGAAGTCTACGCCGTCCTGAATATCGACGGTGACGCTGGTCTTACCTTCCACGACGTCCTGAACCGTGGCAACCGCGCCGCGACGAACCGTAAAGTCAGCCGGCCGGCGGATCGAGACAGTTTCGCCCGGCTTGTAGCCGTTGACGTTGTTGTCGAACTCGCTCTCGTAACCACGATGGACCAGTTTGGCCATCACGCAGTTGTTTTCCAGGATCATCACCGCTTCCTTGGCAATGATGTCCGCAGTCAGAGTGGTATTGCTCATTTCCGTTCCTTAGCCCGCAACGGGCAATCTGGGTTTATCATTGGAAACCCTGCTTCCTTCGCGCCGCGACATAGGCTTCCATGTCAGCAGTAGCGAGATCGACGGCCGGCGCGGCTCCACCCCGAAGAGTGGTTGGCGGCGGCGGGGCTCCGGTTTGTTTCTTGCCGGCTGGCATCCGTAACGAGCCCTCCAGCCGGCCAATCTCTCGGGCCAGCTCACGGGCGCTCATCCGGTTCATTTCGGCAAGCTTGTCGGGATTCTTTGCAAGGTGGTAGGCAATCAGCGGCGATTTGTCGGACGACTTGATCTCGTCAAGCACGTCCTCACGAACCGTTACGCCTTTCATGGTTCCCATTACGGTATCGAAGTCCGCAATGGTCTCTCTCGCGTCTTCAAGGCGCTCAAGGTGAGCAATATCCCGCTCCCTCCTGGCCTCGACCTGACGCTGTTGCGCTGTGTTCTGCTCTCGGGCGTTCAGCTTGCCTTCGACCGCCTTGCCGGCCTCGTAAGCTGCTCGGGCGGCCACGTAAGCCGTCCAGTCGCCGTTGAAGTCTTCCTCTTTCGGGGCTTCGTCTTTGGCCTTGTCGCCGTCGCCCTTTGGGGACTGGCGTTCAAGCTCTTCAAGTCGTCTTTCACGTTCGCGTAGTTCGCTTAATAGATACTCTTCCCGGCGCTTGGCACGCTCTGAGCCTGTGCGCTTCTTGCGCTTGGGCTGACCGTCCTCGCCGGCTTCACTCTCGCCTTCTTCGCCTTCGACCTCGGGTTCGGCGGCTTTCGGCTCTTCAGCCTTGGCTTCCGGAGCATTAAGATCGCGGGTTTCGTCGGCAACAGGTTTAGTCTCACCTTCGGCCGGCGCTGCCGCCTGCCCGTTGGTTTCGTCGCTCATATGGTTTTCTCATGAAAAAACCCGCCGAAGCGGGTAGCAATCGCAGCGCCAGCCAGTTTATCCGGCCGACATCACGCGAAACTCAGGTATTCGAGATCACCGAAATCTTGTCCCCAGGGTTAACCCCGAAATATTCCGTGCTGTTAGCCGACATACGGGCAGAAGCCGTCGTGGCCGTCGGCGACAGTCCAATGAGGATCGAACATATCGCGTCAACATGAACCCGGATGATCCTGGTCTGACTATTGAATGCCGCAGACTTGGCCTCTGAGCCGATCGCTACGGTCTGGCTGGTGATCGCAGGAGAAGACGCTACCTGCGTCCGTTCAGCACCCGCGCCGCCGTATTCCGTGATATAGGCTGTTGCCATCAGGCGGGCTCCTTCGCCGGTTTCGGTTGTTTCATCTTCTCAATCGTGGCCTTGTGCTTCTCGTCCGATTGGCTGGAATTGCGTTCATGCGATTCCTGCTCACGAGCCATCCGGGACATTTCACCAGCCGTCGTGATCTTGTGGTCTTCTTCCCCGCGCTCCATGTCCGCGTCGTGCGCCTGGATCGTGCGTAGGTTCTCCATGTGGGTGTTGGCAACGTCAGCCTTGACCTTCTGGATATTCTCTTGTGCGGCCTGCGCATCAAACTCGGCCTTGTCTGCGTCCGCCTTGGCCTTGCGAGCGTTCTGGGCTGCGATCTCGGTCTTGGCCTGCTGCTCCTGCACCTCCAGCTTGATCTTCTCCATGCCGGCGGCCTGCAGCATCTCTTGAGCCTGTTGCGCCTTCTGCTGTTCTGCCGCCTGAGCCTGTTGCTCGGGACCAGGCTCAGCGTCCGGGTTCTCTTCCTGCTTCTTCTGCTCAAGCATTTGCTTGATCTGAGGCGGCTGCATGACTTCCAAGCGCTCGCCAATCTCTTCAGCGTTTGGCCAGTCCTGCCCTTTGGCATACAGATCGCCGAGAACAGGCGCGGCCTCGGGGAATACCTGGATGAACTCCCGCATTCCCTCTTTGGCTTCCTGCCGCTTGGTCGAGTACGACGGGCCAACCTCAAGCGTGACGTCATAGGCACCGACGGTCACATCGTTCTGAACCGTCTCCTTGCCATCCTGCATGATTGGCTTGTTGATATCGACTAGAGATTCTTTGCCGTCAACGCCAACGATCCGGATTTGACGCTGCGTATCATAGATATGCGGGATCAGGTCGAGCAGGATCTGGCCGGTGCGCTGGATCGCCATGTTGAAATTGTCGATGTAGACGAACGTTCCGGTATCGCCTTCCTGCTGGCGGGCAATGATGGCCTTGCCGCTCGTCTCGTTCGATTTCTGACCGAGACCTGGGTCATAGATGCCGATGACCCGCTTCATATCGTCAAGCGCTTGCTGCTTGCCGATCTGGATGGCCTGCGACGGTACGGGCGGCTGAACGCGCTGCGGCGGTCCGTTGGCCAGCGGATCAGGGTCGTAGATCAGAACCGAATGGTTCTCTGTGTTGGCGGTTTCCCACTGGTTCATATGGTTCTGGACCTGCTTGAGCGTCGCCATGTACGGCGCCTTGGGCTGCAAAGCAGTGGTCTCGGCATCAGCGCTGGCATAATAATTCACCATTCGCTGCGGATCGCGGGCGTAGCGCACCACGCCATGACGATAGACCTCGCGGCCGATAAATACCTCTTCTCCGATCACGGGGACGATTGGAATTTGAGTGCCCGGCCAGTCCATCTCCTCAAGGATCTCGCTGGCAGTCAACAGATAACGGCAGACCTTGTAGCTGTCACGCTGTTCAAAGCGGTAGCCCTTCGCCGTATAGAACTCCGCGGCGCTGGCAAGTTGCTCCTTGGTAAAGCCCTCGGTCTGGTCAGTGATATCATCCACCGAGCCGTCAGGGGATAGCACCAGCGATCGCTTGATCGGCTTTTTGACCCAATATTCAGAGACGCGAACGCTGTCTCCTGTGTACCAACCATCGCTGGCATGAGGCATCTCAAACGCGAACCCTTCGGTATTAGCCTCCGGGTACTTCTGCTTGAACTTGCGCTTTGATATGTCCTTTGGCACATGGCAGAACATCGCGTCTTCTTTGGTCGGCGATTCCGCGTCAGGGTCCCAGAGAACCGACACGCCGTCCTTGATACCCTCGATACGTAGTTCTTGGTTGAACGTAGTAGTGCTGGCGTATTCGGTCGTAACCCGCCAATGGCCTATTCCGCATGCCACCTGACTATCACCAGCCGTCGTATAGATATGCTTGGCGAACGATCGGTTCTCGATATAGCGACACATGCCACCGAGGTTGCCAGCCGTCTTGATGTCGCCGCGACTGTCCACCGGGTTGACCTTGATGCTCGGCCGCATCTGCCGCATGTCGCCGGTAACCTGACGGATAAACTGCGGAATGGTGTTGACTACGAGGCACGGTCGATTAGCGCGAACTGCGAGTGCGGCAGCATCCCACTGATCATCCTTTCTTCCCCTACGGAACTTCAAATCCTCGTTGGCTTCCTCGATATTACCGCGCTGGAACTCATAGGCCGCGTCGTATTCCTCAAGTGCCTGGCGCAGGATATCGTCGTCCTTCTCCGTCCGCTTGGGTTTGTCGGGCTCTTCGGCCATCAGGCAGCCATCCACGAACCGCGGCGCGGTTGCTGTCGTCGTTGCGTCGGCTCCTGCGGCGCTTCATAGACCACGCACATCAATCCAAACGCATCCGCGCCATGGCTTGACCAGTCATGCTCAGGCCCCAACCCGATGTTGCGCGTCTCGTCCTTGCGCTCGTGATACCATCCCAATGCGTCAACCCCGCCTGCCGTGGTGTCTTTGTTGAACCAGATCGACGGGAATAACCGTCGGGCCGCCTCGATCCGCATCGCAGCCGCGCCTTTGCCTTGGTTTGGAACCACAGTCACATCAAACCCGGCTTCACGCAGCGCGCTCTCGTAGGACACATCAAAAACCTTGTCGTTGGTCGAGCCGTCATGCGGCAGAAAGATCCCGGCGTTACCGTATTTGTTCGCTCGCAGCCAATTGACGTGCGTCGCAAGCGGCTGACCAACCGCCTCGTAATAGTCCAGAACCAATATCTGCCGGCCAACAAACTGGCACACCCAGATAGCAACCGCGTCCGCCTTGGCGCCCGTGCCGCCGATGTCGAAGATGGCCCGATAGGTCATCAGCGGATCAGCCGCGACGTTCCCTATCCGGCCCTTCAACCTGGCTTCCGACAGACACTGAGCGTAGTACGCTCCCTCGGTCACGCCGGCATATCCACCTTCCCAGATGTGGTCATACTGGTCTGCCTTGTCCCGTAGGCAGTCCTGACGCTCCTGCTCCAGCACCTTCGGGAACCATGGATTGTCCGACCAGTTGGCCTTGACCACTGCCGCCCCGGTGGGAAGCGTCCCGCTGCGGAACATCTGGTCAACCGGGTCGTTCTTCCGTCTTGGGTTCCACGAAAACCATAGCTGCGAACCGTCGGCACGGATGGTTGGGCGAAGCAACGAGAGCGAACGGGCCGAGAGCGTCTGCGCTTCCTCGCCCCATGCCCGCTTGAAACCCTCCAGCGACTTGATCGACTCCGCTGTGTGGTCCTGCATGCCTTGGAAGGTGATCACGCCATCGCCTGGCGTCTCAATTACTTCTCGAAATATCTTGAACCCGTCAGACTCGCCTAGCCGATGCTCCTGAAGCTTGTCCTCAATCAGGCGCTTGGCCGAATCCTTCAAGCTCTTTTGCACCTCACGAATGCAGACCGATCGAAGACCCTTCTCACAAAGGCTATCCTCGATCAGGAGGTCCGCGAAGAAGTGTGACTTGCCAGAACCGCGGCCACCATATGCAGCCTTGTACCGAGCTGGCTCGAGAAGAGGATCAAATACCTCAGCCGTCTGGATTTGGAGGACGGACAATCAAGCGCTCAATTCTGTGAACGATGTTGATGGCCGGATCATCCTCATCTCCACCAATAACTGCTTGAGGAACCTTGCCGTCAACTCGGTCAAGAACCTCTCGAATAGCTGGAACATCACCCTCTTGAGCCTTGGCGATCAAGGCGGCAATCAACCGATCCAGTGCTGCACCTTCTGCATCTTGCAGTTTTGCGATCAGCTTCTGAGTGATTATCCTGGGCTTTTTGTGGTTGGCCTTTTTGGCCTCAGTGTTGCCTGGTTCAAATGCCATGTTGCATACATACTAAATTGTTGCATCAGCGAAGTGTTTCACGGCGTCTTGCCTTCGATCCTGTCCAGCCTGACGATGATCTTGCGCAGTGCGTGGCCCCTGGTTTCGTCGCCGGTCTTGATCAGTTCCGCTATGTGGCCTCGGATGGACTTGAAGCGGTTGTCGTCGTTCCAGCGCCGCGGTTCGGCTTTCTCTGGCTTGGCTTCGTCATCCATATGTTTTCCTACAGCGGATAGTTCTTTGCGCCGTATGCGGGCTTTGGGATGCGGCGCTTGATGGGCTTGCGCATGGGTGATCCAATGAAAAGCCCGCCACGGAATGAACCGGGCGGGCTATGAATTTGGCGATCCCCCCGGCATCGTTTCCTGCGGCCGGTAACAACTGAGAATTGTCGAGCCCATCCATTAACCTTCTCAGAGTTAATTTCAGAGCCGGGGACCAATTCTTGCGACGATGCCCATTTAGGGGTGATTTGCCGTACCAGTCAAGACCGCTTGCGTTTTGCACTGGCGTCTTCCTCCATTATTCGAAGCACATCGTCTTCCGTCAGGTATACCAGCCCGACACCCGGAACAAACATCGACGGCCGCCACTTGATCTTTACGACCTCGCGGCCCTCGCCTGCAAACCCGTAGACGAGCGCCATGTCGTCGAGGCATTCCCGAAGGCGCCGTCCGAGGTATTTCCTTTCTAGTTCGGTTTTCATCTCGCGCTTGACGGCAACCTTGTCCAGGCTCATCCGAGCAATTAGAACGTCGTGGGCGATGGAGGCGCCGGACTGGCCCAAGATGCCGTGCACACGGTTTAAACGCGCCACAGCCTTGCGCATGGACTCCGTGATAGGTTCTGGCATCCGGCCACCATCCACGTATTCCT